AGAACCTATGCTATACATAGTAGGTTTTATTTGCGTCATGATACAGACTGGATCAAGAAAACAATGGAACTTAGTAGCATTAAATCTTAATGGTTTATTTGCTTGGATAAAACATTTAATAACTATATAATATGTGGAATAAAGATTGGAAAAAAGGTATTGATTACCCTAGCTGGGGAGATACTGATGTTTACAAAAAAACTATAACCGGTGGTTATTTATTCAATGGTGAAACTCCACGTGAAGCTTATACACGTGTTTGTGTTGCTGTAGCTAAGCGTTTAAATCGCCCAGAATTGGCTGAAATCTTTTTTGATTACATATGGAAGGGTTGGCTATGTTTAGCTTCTCCTGTGTTGTCTAATACAGGCACAGATAGAGGTTTGCCAATATCATGTTTTGGTATTGATGTAGGGGACTCAATATATGAGATCGGAATGAAAAACCTAGAGATGATGCTACTCGCAAAGCACGGCGGTGGAGTTGGTATCGGACTTAATATGATCAGACCCGCTGGCGCAAATATAACTGGAAATGGAACATCTGATGGAACTGTGCCTTTTTGTAAAATCTACGATAGCACTATACTCGCGACGAATCAAGGATCTGTCCGAAGAGGAGCTGCAAGCGTTAATATTAATATTGATCACCCCGACTTTGAAGAGTGGTTGGAAATTAGAGAACCTAAAGGAGACGTTAATCGTCAGTCGCTCAACTTACACCAGTGCGTTGTGGTCGGCGACAAGTTCATGCGAAGACTTGATGTCGGAGATAAAGATGCGAGGAGGTTATGGGGTAAGCTACTTCAAAAACGTAAAGCAACTGGAGAACCTTATATTTTATTTAAGGGAAATACAAACAAGGGTAACCCAGCAGCTTACAGAAAGCACGGCTTAAAAGTACACATGACAAACATATGTAGTGAAATTACATTACATACTGATGAATCACATTCATTCGTTTGTTGTTTATCATCGTTAAATATAGCTAAGTACGATGAATGGAAGAACACAAATCTAATATACGATAGTATATGGTTTTTAGATGGTGTCTTAGAAGAATTTATACAAAAATCAAAAGGTAAAGTTGGATTTCATAATTCAGTAAGATCAGCCGAAAAAGGAAGAGCATTAGGATTAGGAGTTTTAGGTTGGCATACATACTTACAAGAAAAAGGTTTACCTTTTGAAGGATTATTATCACAATATGAAACAAGAAGAATATTTAGTCAAATTAAAATTGAATCGGAAAGAGCGTCTATGGCATTGGCTGAGGAGTTCGGGGAACCCCTTTGGTGTCGCGGCTCTGCTATGCGTAACACTCATTTACGCGCTATTGCTCCTACTGTCAGCAATAGTAAACTTAGTGGAAATGTTTCCCCAGGTATCGAACCTTGGGCTGCAAACGTATTTACTGAGCAAAGCGCAAAAGGTACGTTCATACGGAAAAATCCTACGCTTAAAAAAGCTCTAAAGAAACATAAACTTGACAACGAAAAAATCTGGAACAAAATCTTAAAAGATGGTGGTTCAGTACAAGGTATAAAAGCGCTTGATAACATTATGATAGGTAAGTATAATGATATACCTTTAAAAGAAGTCTTTAAAACATTTAAAGAAATAAATCAATTAGAATTAGTTAACCAAGCTGGTATACGTCAACAATATATTGATCAATCAGTTAGTTTAAACTTAGCCTTCCCGGCTGTTGCATCTCCTAAGTGGATTAATAAAGTTCATATGGCTGCATGGAAAAAAGGGATTAAAACATTATATTATATGAGAACCGAATCTGTGCTTAGAGGCGATATTGCTGAACAAGCTATGGATGAAAACTGTTTAGCTTGCGATGGATAAAATAACAATAGAACAAATATTAGAACCGGTAGGTGTTGCAAACTTCTTTAAAAATTATTGGGGTAAAAGACACTTAGTTATTAGAAGAAATAAATTTAAAGATTTATTCACGTGGGATGATTTTAATAATTATTTAAATAGATATCCACACGTAAAAGGTTTACAAATTATTGATTATCGTAAAAAAGGCGATGGTCGGTGGTGTTTAGATAAAGTACGAAATAAGAAATTAAAAGAGGTGTTTTTATCTAAAGAAGACATGTATAAACAATGGGCTGACAAAAATAGAACTTTTGTTATTCCATTTGTTGAATATGAAAAAGAAGGATTAGTTAATATATGCTTTGAGTTTGAAAAGTATTTTGGTCCTGGGCAAGCTAACGTATACGCCTCACCTAAAGCTAATTCAAAATCATTTCCAGCTCATGCAGATGGAACTGAAAACTTTTTATTCCATACACAAGGTAAAACTAAATGGACAGTGTATAAAGAGTTTGCACCTAATAAACCAACTGAAATAGCAGAAGAGTTTATTTTAGAACCAGGTGATTTGCTATACATACCACAATACCAATATCATAAAGTTGATACTATTGGGCCTAGAATATTAATTAGTATACACTTTAAGAATAAAGAAAACCAATCAATTGAAAAATTTAAAGTAACTACAAATAAACAAAACAAAAGACCCGTTTGGATTAATTGGGAACCAGAACAAAAACAAAAACCAAAGAGTCGAGCTAGACTCATGAATAAAGCCAATTGGTCTAAACCTTATTTTAATAAATTATGAAAGCAGGAAAAGTTTGGGGTGCAACAGAAATGATACACAAAAATGGTGTATTAGAATTCCACAGAATAGAATACAATAAAGGATTTAAATGTTCAGAACATGAACATAAATATAAATGGAACGGATTTTTCGTTGAATCCGGTGAAATGCTCATAAGAGTATGGCAAGATGATCAAGGTCTTGTAGACGAAACAATATTAAAAGCTGGTGATTTTACTATGGTAAAACCCGGTAAGTTCCATCAATTTGAAGGATTAAAAGACGGTGTAGCTTTTGAGTTATATTGGGCTGAATTTAATCACGACGATATTAACAGAAGAACATCAGGTAAAAAAATATAACATGAGAATATTTATAGGACACGACTCAAGATTTAAAGACGCAACAAAAGTTTGCGAAAAATCTATTAGAAATTACTGGCCAGACGCAGATATAACTTGGCTAAACAAAGATAAATTAAAAGAATCAGGTTTGTATGGCAGGGAAGATGTAGAAGGGGAATCAACTGAATTTTCTTTCACAAGATTTTATGTGCCTCTTTTATGTAATTACAGAGGGATAGCAATGTTTTGTGATAATGATTTTTTATGGAAAGGCGATCCAAGAGTAATAAGAAGGTATGTAAATCAAATGCAGCCTATGGCAGTTGTTAAGCATGATGACTATGAAGCTGAAGCAAATAAAATGGACGGTGTAAAAAATAAATCATACCCAAAAAAGAACTGGTCTAGTTTAATGTTATTTAGATGTAATGAATTTGAAAAGAAATTATCAAAAGAATATTTGGATAAAGCGACACCAGCACAACTACACGAATTCCATTTTATACATGAAGATAATATAGGTTCAATACCTAAAAAATATAATTGTTTAGTTGGACATTATGATTTAAAAGGTGCTAAAGCATTACATTATACAAACGGCGGACCTTGGTTTGATGACCATAGAGATGCAGAAGCTTCTGAAGAATGGTGGAGAGTATACAACAGTTTGTAAAAGATAAACGTATTATATTTGTCGGTAACTCTGTAGAGATTATGAATCATAAACTCGCAGAGTTTATTGACAGTTATGATATTGTAGTCAGATTTGGAAGAGCTATTGAGGCTAATGAGTTACAAGAACAGTCTTTAGGGACTAAATGTGACATATGGATAACTGGTCAATTTAGAGCCCCATCATATAATAGCGTTAAGGAAGAATTTGAATCAGGTAAATTTAAAAATACTGAAATTCTAATTAATAGATGTAGAGGTAATTTAATGTTGAAGGATTGGATATTGGAGGAAAGATTACCAAAAGATTTTCCCAAATATACAGAGATGTATTCTGATGATGAGTTGGTAAGTATAATGAAAGAGTTTGATAAAGATTTATTAGGCGTGAATGATTACAGACCTAGTGCAGGATTTATAAGTATTGTATGGTTTATTGATAAAATAAAGACATACAAAAGTATTGATCTTATAGGTTTTGATTTCTTTGCTAAAACTATAAATAAAAGACCACGTGATAAACGTGGCAAAGTAAGTAATTGTAATCCTCATAGTTGGCATCTACCAGTATATGTGTTAGATAGACCAGCACACGATAAAGATATGGAACAACAATATATGAGCTCTCTTAAAAGAAGAGGTATTATAAATTGGCATATGCTCAGTGATTTGAAAGCAGGCGAAGTACCTTACACTGGCTGGATGAATGGATTAAAGATTATGAAAACAGCTCCTAGATATTCTAAGATATCAAAAATTTTGCCAAAAGCTCAGCAATAACTTCAATACATAGTAATAATAAAATTGGTAGGATATATTCCCACCAATCATACTTTCCATTATTATTTAAATCAAAAAACTTCACTTATTTCTTTCTTCTTTTAAGTGCTTCTTTCCTTCTTTTTTCTAACAACTTTTTCCACTCTTCTATAGTGTAGACTTTTGTAGTTTTAGTATTAGTACATTTGTTCTTTTTAGTAACAAATACATTTTCTCTATTCTCAATTATTGATGTACTTATACATTTATCTTTAGGTTGTCTTTGTCTTTGTTGTGCATTTATATTCAAACTGAATATTAATACCATTAATACTATAATTTTTTTCATAATGTTAACATCTCCATCTACGTCTAGCGGCTTTGCCTCTTTCACCGGTCCAGCCTTTTGATCTAGCGCAGAATGATTTTCTTCTTTTAGCAGCTTTACTTCCCGGTTTAACTTTACCAGTAACTGCAGTTTTTAATTTACTTCCAGGGTTTTTCTTCCTATAAGCTCTTACACCTTTTTTAGTCATACCCGCACCTTCTTTTGTTGTACGAAAGTTACGACCTTTTCCTTTAGTAGTTTTACGTATAGCCATTATTTCTTAACACAGTTGTTTACCATTTTAAACTTACCACCTTTAGTTTTCTTACCGCTAGGTGATTTCTTTTTACCTACAGCTTTATAGCCTTTCCAACAGCTGGGTGCTTTTTTTCTTTTTTTTGCCATAATTTAATTATTTTAAAATATTAAAAATATAATTACTGCCGCTAGGCTTATTACCGCTAACTGTAATAAAAATTGTCCTTTAGTTACTTTTTTCATAATTTATTTTTTACCTTTTAATAATACTTCTCCAGATGGTCTTTTGTCTGGATTATCTCTTGGAACAATTTTGTTATTGTTGTTATTGTTATTTGATGACCCACTTGATCCTTTGCTAGGAGCATATATAGGTTTATAATTTCTATAATCTGGTTGATAATAATTATTATACCAACCACCGTAGTATCTATTAGGATACGATATGACGTTATAATAAACGTTTGGTTTAATCATATTAATAGGTAATCTTAGCGTATCACCTTGTTCTGTGACAGCTAAAACGTGCGTAATTTGTATTTTAGGTTTTGTATTGTAGGTTGCACAACTAGTGACAACCACAATGAGTACAAAAAGGGCAATTTTCCATAATTTCATATTAAGATTTAATCATTAAAGTTCCGTCACTTTTCTTATATACCATTCCGCTAGTTAATCCCCCTGTTCCTGCAGCACTATCATCTGCAAATGTTGAAACACTACCTAATTTTAATAAGTATCCAATATCAACCATTACAGCATTACTTGGCCCATTAGGAGCAA